CGACAACAGTACATAGATCAGTCTGTTAGTTTAAACCTAGCATTTCCTAGTGTAGCTACACCTAAATGGATTAATCAAGTTCATATGTCAGCATGGAAAAAAGGTATTAAAACCTTATACTATACTAGAACCGAATCAGTACTACGTGGCGATATAGCACAACAAGCTATGAGTGAAGATTGTATTGCCTGTGACGGATAAAAACAATGAAGGGGACCTCATTTGAGATCCCCTTCTGTTACAGGAACTTTTGGGTATGGTACGCCCATTTATCTTTGTTCCTTATTTTTTACACGTGCACTGTGCTATTGGACAGTCTTTAACGTCTACAATTAACTTAGACACTAACCAGTTCCATTTACACATTAGCTTACACCACCAAGCTTGCATCCATAATCCTATTTTTACTAATAATTTTCCCATAATTTATTTTTTTTCTTTGTGTTTGTTACAGAAATTTCTAGCAGCTTCTTTGCTACCAAATCCCCACTTCTTTAACGCCATTTTTAATTTAGTTGGTTCGCCTTTAGAGTTTTTCAAAGAGCCTGCCATGCTTCCGAATCTACAAGCAAATGACACCCTACGCTTACCCGTTCCTTTGGTTTGTCTAGCTCCTAGAGTTTTACCAGTCTCAGACTTATGCTTTGACCGCATTTTTCTATTTTGCTTCTCATATGATGACTCTGTTATTCTAAAAGGTGAGTTGTGTTGTTGATATGCCATGTTATTAATCGCCGCAAGGCTTTCCTGTTTTAACGTTAATCCAATTTTCTTTTTCAAACCAGTCTTTAAGTGTTGCTCCTTTTTTTCTAGCACCTTTAACATTAGACTTACTAGATCTTTTTTGTTTACCTTTTGATGCTGCAGATTCTTTTGCTGAAATAACTTTTGTTTTTTCAGCAGCACTCATTGATCTTACTTTGTCAGCAGGCAAACACACCTTCCTAGTACCACCACCTTTTGTTTTCTTTTTAGGTAAAGCAGAGTCTTTAGGCACACAATTAGGAACTTCTTTTCCACCCTTCATTTTCATACCTACTTGCTTATGCGATTTCCAGCATAGAAACGGTGAATTATTTTGTGTATAAGCCATTACTTTTTCTTTTTACCAACACCCCAGTTAGATGCTCCTCTTTTTCTACACTGAACTAGCTGACCAGAGGCATACGCGCTAGGCCAAACCTTTACGGCTTTTTTTACTTTATGGTAACACGCGTCTTTTTTTCCTTCTTTTTTTGGTAAAGCTGTTTTCTTTTTTGAGTTACCAAAGCAGTGTGCCTGTAAAACGTCTTTACAACCTTTTTTATTAAATGGGGATGAGTTCATATTATTTTTCTTTTTCTTTTTTTGTGTTCTTCCACTTGCTAACAGTATAGCCTATAGTAACTAGTAGCAGCAATATTTTTAATCCGTCTTCTATGTGAGTAAAAGTTGTAACACTTAATGTCCCTGCGTTCATTGCGTATAATTTAAAATCTGATAAGCTCATTTGTTTAAAATTTTATTTTTTTAAATTTTGGTTTCTTAAAATTTAAACCTTTTATTTTAAGGTTATCCATTTTGGGTACTATTACTTTATCTTTATTTTTACGGCCAAGACCTAAACTCCATTGATCCCAACCTAATGTTAGGGCAACAGTCTGCCACCACTTAGTGTCTTCATCTATGGCCACTCTTAAATTGTCTAGCTTTTGAAGTAATCTATCAGCAGGTATATTTCCAAGAGCTGAAGCTAGTTTTGCTGTTATCATAAAAGCAGGATTATCTATTGATAAACCTTTTTTAAATATTTCATCGCCTTCATATTTTAATATATTACCAGCAGAAGCTATTTTTCTTATTTTACTTTGAACAGGAGGAGACAAACTTAAAGCGTCAATAGAAGCTTTAGTGTACTCAGGATTTCTTTTTTTAGATTCTTCTATAACTCTTAATACTATATTTTTAATAGCAGCTACACCAGCACCTCCAATACCCATACCTCTAAGAAGTGAGTCAGACATACCGCTAGCGATTCTTATATTCTTTTTTTCTTCCTCTTCCTCGTCATCATCCCAAAGCTGAGCAAACAACGCGTTTTGCAATGCATTAAATATATAGTTTTGAATAGCGCCGTAGTAAACTATTTTAGATAAATTAGTTTTCCAATCAGCTCTTCGGTTAGCCAAATCTAAAGTTGCCTTTTTAATTAATCTAGTATACTGCATCGGAGTGTTTGCAAAAGCTAATATAACCCTACCTAAAGGACCTGACTGTTGTTGAGATATACGATCTGCTCTACTAGACTGTTGCGATAATTCTGCAAGCTCTTGAAACTCACCAAAAGCTTTTGTTTGAGCTTCTTCTAAGCTAAAACCCTGATTGACGTATGTGTTTATTCTATTTCTGTAAAAGCTAGCGCCACCTATAGATATTGCAAAACTATCAGCTATTTGAGTAGGTATAAAACCTTTTTCTAATAAGAACGCAATTCCAGCTTTTATAGGGTTTTTAGAGTTTTTAACGTAGCTAGCTATTTCACTTGCACTAACATCTGTAGTATTACCAGCTCTTCTTTGTTGTAGAAAGTCTGAATTAAATATACTTACAAAATCAGTCCAAAATTGTTTTTGATTAATTAAGGTTTTAGCTACAGCTATAGGATTGTTGTCTGTTAAGTTTATAAAATTCACAGCTGATATGGTTTGTAGCACGGCTGATCTAGCATTGAAAAACATTATAGTACCTACAGAGTTATTAATCCAGTTCATGAAACCATTAACCAATCTGTTACTTCCAAAATTTCTATTACTACCGTTTTCCATGCGGTAAAGTATATCTTCAAGAGCTTCTCTAAAGTTAGAACCCATGGCGGCTTCTATCTTGTTTAAGTTTTCTTTAGAAAATATTTCGTTCTTGTTTTTTATCCACTCGCCTAAATACTGTTTTCTATTTACATCGTCTAAAGAAGTTCTTAGGTCTCCTGCTATACCAGATGCAGTCCAGTTTTCAGATGGCTCAACGTATCCTTTGCCTGTTGAATTAAAAATTTGATCCGCATAAGACTTTAATTCTTCATTGTTTTCTACAACTTCAACTAATTTATTTATGTCTTGCTTAGATAAACCAGGTATGTCATAACCGCCTTTACGCCACATGTAAACTCTAGCAGCATCTTCATTACTAAAGCCTGAGTACTCTGATTCTTTAAGTAAACTTTTTCTGAATTTCTTACTAAAGCTTTTTCTAATTGATCTATATTTTTTTCTTGAAGCATTTTTAGCTATAGAAAGAGCTTGCATTGCTTGACTAAAAGGTTTTATTAGTGTTTGTTTGAAGAAATCCATTTGAGCATCACCTTGTTTTCCTTTACCTAAAAACCCATATAAAAGTCCAACAAAATCTTCAGCTGATGGTGGTACGAAAAATTTAAATTTACCTTTTTGCTTGCCTATGTTTTTTGCTCTTGCGTCTGAAAACTGATCGTCCTTAGGTATGCCCTTAACTTGTTCTAGTATAGTGTTAAACTTTTCAGAATTAGTCATACTGTTTCTAAAACCAGCAACTTCTGTTTTTGATTTTATATCGTACTTGTCTAAAGATTCTTGTACTGCTTTTACATTTTTATAAACATCATCAGCAAAATAAAAGTCATTATAACCTTCTAGTACTTTATCCTCAATCCAAGCTGCTTTTGCTTCTGGTCTACCATCAGCTAGCCCTGTTATATTTTTTAAAGGTATATCTAAACCTATGCCTTTTAAAAATTTCTGTATAGCTGTTGCTGACGCTTGAGGTCTAGCTGTTAATATGTAAACATTTTCATTACCAAACTTTTTATTTCTAGCTAAAGCCTTTTCAAACATAGGGCCTTTTTTGCCTTTCATAACTTTGTTGAACTCACTAAAATCAAATTGCGCGCCTTCCGCGGCTAACTTGTCTGAGGTTTTAGCAAATGTTTCAGCATCTATTTTTGATTTTCTGCCAGGAACATCTTTTAAGTCTCTTGCTTGTTGTTCTTTATTTAAGTCTTTAAAGTTTTGTTTAAAGCTAGGTCTGTTTTCGAATTCTTTTTTAAATATTCTTCTAGCACCAACATCAAGCATAGTTTCTTCAGCGGGCATTTCTACACCTATCATAGACTTAGTAGTAGCAAGCGTGTCATCAAAGTCCCAAACACTTATACCTTTTCTAGGTCCTTGACTTTTTCTAAGCTTCAAAGCAGTATTATCAACCCTTAAATTTGCGCCAACAGAAGTTCTAAATATTTGATCATATTCATTTAAAACTTCTTGATATTTATTTATACCATCTAAGTTAAATATTTGTTTACCTAGCTTGGGATCTAATAAGAATCTTAAATTACCAAGTGGGCTATTTCTACCTCCTAAATCATCTATTCTTTTAGTATCAGACTCAAGCATTGCCGATTGTTCGTAGCCATTAAGTATCTCTTCTATGTTATCATTAAAGCTATTGTTCAACATAGATAGGAATATTGAAGAAGTAGTAGAAGAAGAGTCTTGTACGTGCTCACCTTTATAGTCTTCAAATTTCTTATTTATATCTTGTGGACCATCAACAAAATAGAAGGAAGTAAATGATGCGTAAGCTCTAGCAGAATAAACCGCGTTAGTAGTCATTTGCATATTAGCAAATATAGATGTAATTGCATCTGATCTATTTCTACCATTTTTAACTTCGTTATTCACCCAATCGTTTAAGCTAGAATGATACGCGTCCATTAAGGCTAAACCTGATTTAAGAGAAGCTTTACCTTTAGGCCCCATAACTCTAGACATTACATTTGCTTTTGTCTGTGCACCCCAAGGTTTGTTAGCTATATTTCTATAAACGCTAAGTATGTGTCCCATTGTAGCAGCGCCTTTATTGCCTAACTCTATATCGTTGCTATCGTATTTTTTCCACTTAGCTGTAGTTTCCTCTGTGGCTTTGTTGTTTTTAATAGCATCATCAATAGCTTTGTCTAACTTGCTTTTATAAACCTCTTTGCTTATTCTTTTTCCTTCTGCATACTCTTCAGGCGTAACCTTTTTCTGTCTGTCTTCACTTACTAATGTACCGTTTTTATTATAAACCATTCCAACTGGAGATCCACCTCTAGAGCTTCCGTTGTCTTTGATATGCATTTTAACAAGCCAATTGTATTTTTGGTTTTTTAAATTTTTTAAAGCCTCTAAAGCTTCAACAGGCATATATTTTATTTGCTGTAAAGTTTGGTCAAGCCAAGTGTTGTATCTTTGTGAATTATATATTTTTCTTTTGTTTCCTTCTAAATCCGTGTAATCAGTCGACCAGTTGTATTCTTTGTTTTTAACGTATTCTTTAAGTGCATTGTTGTATTTACCTATAAAGCTAGGAAATTGTTTTGATATAACTTTTACAAACCCATCATTAATTCTTCCTACTATTTTAACTTTATTTTCTACCCAGTAATTAAAAGAATCTATTATAGAATCATATATTATAGGTTGTTGATCTTGTATCTCGTCTAAGCTTAAGTCATTAAGTAAATTAACTAACTGATCTTGAGATATACCTATTTCTTCTGCTGTTTGAACTATTTGGCTGTATCTTAATCCTTGAGAATCTACGGTAGCTCTACCTATAGCAGCAGATAGCATAGCAACATAGTTTTCTTTTAAGTTGTTATTCATTAATTCTTGTTGACCAATCCACCTGTTTCTTAAATCAGGATTGTCCATCATCACGTTGTTTACTTCGTCTTTGGCTAGTTCAACGGCTATAACTTGAGCTAATGATTCTTTTCTACTTCTTGTTTTTTTAGGATCTGAACTAAAATAATCTACAAAATCTTGCTTTGTTAAATTGCTTTTTATTCTTAGTGTATTACCTGCGTATATATTTTTAACGTTTCTTTCAGCTACATTAGACTGGGAAGCTCCCATCCTTTTGTTTACTATAGTTGCTAGCTCTGGAAATCTTTTGTTTATAGCAGATTGAGGTATTTTGTCCCATAAAACCTTATAGTTAGTATTTAAAAACTTTTTATAATCTTCTATTTTTCTACCTAACAAAGGTCTTATTTTTTTGTAAAGATCTTTTGAAAAAGCTTGCTCTAGCTTTTTTCTTAATTCAGTCTGAGTTACTGATGGTAAAGATTTATTTTCTGGATCAAGAGTGTTTATAACAGTGTTTGTTATTTCTTCAGAAAGCTCAGGGCTTACGCTTATAGACTCAGCAAATGTTTTTACTTTAGGCTTAGCTTTAGCTGTTACAGATAAATCTTTGTTTTCAAGATCAGACATTGTAGAGTCCTCGTCAGCCTGTAATCTTTCTTTAATACCAATAGATCCTTCTGAAACTTCTTGATCTATTGAAGTACCTCCAGGTCTTCTTTTATTTCTATTCTGTATGTCTCCAGCTGATAATTCTATAATACTTTTACCGCTTTTATTTTTACCAGTTAACCATCCGAATAAACTATTTAAACCAGCATCATAGTTTCTTAAAAATCTTTCACCTATTCTTTCTTTTACGTCTCTAATAAACTCAGGGTTTTGATTTAAATATTCCTGTGTAACAGCTGGTAAACCAGCAATAGAGCCATCTAATAAATCCGTATTCTCTAAAGCATTAAACGCGCTTGCAAAATCTTCAGTGGCTCTAAACAACGCGTTACTTGTATATTTTCTAGATTCTGCAGGGCCCGTAAACTTATCTAAGTTGGATTTAATGTCGCCAGGTAATGTTGACTTTCTGTTTGCAGCCTCTGTTTCTTCTGTAGAAGTATCACTTTCTTCGTTGGCAATAGTAGAAGGGCTAATACCTTTTATTTGTCTTTTAGTTAAAGACTGTTTGTTGTAAAAACTTTTATTAAAATTTTTAACAAAATTAAAAGCTTGCTCTCCTGTTTGTATTTCAGCAGCGTTTATAATATTGTCAGGCATACCCAGCTTGTACTTAAGATAGTCAGTTATATCGTTAGCAACTCTCTGCCAAAACGCTGTGTCTTGCCTTTTCCATTGAATATTTCCAATAGACATTTCATCACTTAAATTAGTAAATACTTCTGAAGCGTACATTGCTTCTGTATAGTTAGGATTTTCTTTAGAAGGAACAAACACTCCGTCTTGATTGTAAGACCCGTAAACTTTTAATCTATTTTTTATTTTATCAACAACACCTACAGATATATTTTTACCGTCATTGCCGTCTATAGCTGATTGCTCGTTTAAATAAGTATCAAGCTTTTTACCGAGATCTATTATTTGAGTATCGCTAAAGCTTCTATCTAAGACAGCATGTAAAACCTCGTGAGTAACACTAACAGCTGCTACATCTGTGGATCCTTGGTTTACTAAGTTAACTGCTCCGTTATTTTTTACGTTCTCGTTATTAACAACTATAAATTGTTTTTTACCCTCTACGTAGGGACTTACAACTGCAGATGTTCTACCGTCTTCAAAAGTTCCTATAACTTCATCTTTGTTAAACATAGAAGGCAAATTATTATAGTCTTCTATAGAATTTATTTGTATTATTTCAACATCAGCATCTATACCTAAAGACTTTAAGAAAGGTATAGCTGCGTTTAAAGATCTTGTTTGTTTTGATACATAATCTTTTATAGTTACAAAACTATCCTCTGTTTTTAAAGCGTTGTTAGACGTGACGTTAGATATCTCTTCGTTAATCTGTTTAATGCTTTTAGCTGCAGCAGCCGCAAGCCCAGGTTGTTTTTCTATTGTTTCTTTAGTCTTTATTAAATCTGCTACCCGAGATTTTACCCCTGCTTTTACTTTTCCTGATTTAGAGTTATTTTTAATTTGATTATTAACCGCGTCTACAACTCTAGCGTTTTCTCTTATAGCAGCCGCATCTTCTTTTGTTATTTTGTTTTTAGCCACAAGTCTATTAACAAATTTTTCTACTTGGTTTACAGTATAATTACCTTTAACCATGTTGTCTAAATTTTTTAGTTTAATAGCTTGCTTGCCAGCTTCATTAAACATAGACATTCTAGCTGATTTTAAAGCAAAATTGCTAGAAGTTCCAGCCGTACCACCTATCATTTCGTCCATTATTTCAGTGGCTTTAATTCCCTCTCCTGAAAAAACTTGAGCTAAAGCTTCACCAGTACCTTCAAAAACAGGATCAACAACAAATCCAGTGACTCCCGCTGTAGCTAGTCTTACACCTCCAGAAGATAAAGCTGTTTTGCTTACTATAGCGTTTGTAGCTTTGGCGCCTACTAGGTTCATTAACGCTATTGGTATTCCTCTTTTAAAACCAATTTCATTTGCTTCTTTTATTATCTCTGGATCTTTTAATCCAGCCATAACATCTTCTGGGTTAGAGAGATCTAATCCTTTTTCAACCATCACGGTTTGATAAGCATTACCAACTTCCATGTTTAAAGCTGTTATAGCCTGCCACGTCGATAATCCGTAACTAGCTCCTGTTAAAAACCCAGGAACAGCACCAACACCACCAGCAGTAGCTCCACTAGCGGCTCCAATGCCTGCGCCAGCTCCAACTATAGGTATAAACAACTCATCTCCAGTTTCAAAAAACTGACTCATAGAGTTTCCAAATAAACTTAAGAAAATTTCTACAGGCTCTTGAGACAGTATTTCCATTTTAGCAGAAACAGTATTTGCATTACTGTATTCCTCCCAAACTCTACTTGTTAATATACCATTGTTTTTAGCAGTAAGTAAAGCTACTTTTTCTGAAACTTCTTTCAACTGCTCAGGATCATCAAGATCAGTTATACCGTATGTTATTCTCCAGAACTCATCGTTTAATTCACCGGAAACCTTACCTTTTCTTAAACTATTCCATATACTACTGCCCTTTCCGTCGACGTATTCACCTCTTATTCTTGAAACATCACCGTAATTCAATAGCGTTTGACTAACTTCTTGACCGGCATAAGCTGCGTCTGTGGCCCATACTAAACTATTTAATGTTGACATGCCTTCGTTTAAAGGTTGAGCTTCTTCGTATACTAAATTTAATCGATCAACTATACTATTAACTATGTCAGACTGCTCTTGTGTTGCTGGTTTAAAATCTTTTAAGCCTTCTATATCAATACCAGCGGTATCATTTAACTCTTGATTCAAATCTTCTATTCTAGTATTAAAGCCACCAACAAGCGCTTGAATAGTATCTGCTAAGTCTACGGTTCCATCTTCATTCTCGTCTGTTACTGTGTTTTCTGGTATTCTATATCTCTCTGTTATATTAGCTTCTACAGACTTTGTTTTTTCAGATATATAATCTAAAACAACCTCTTGCTCTATTTTTAAATCTTCTAGCATAGCTTTAAATTTCATATTAAGCTCGTGCTCTATTTCTCTATTCCACTCAGAAGATGTTATTTCAGCGTATGCGTCATTTTTTTCTCTTAAATCTCTTTCAAAAGTTCTCAACTCTTCTTTTGATTTAAATTTCAAAGCACCATATTCGTCAAACAATTCTGGATAAGCATCTAAAGTATCTTGATCTGCAACATAGTCTTCTACTAAAAAATTCTCAAGAGTTGACGTGGGAACCCCACCTCCTGATGTACCCATGCCAAGCGCAAGCCCTGACATCATAAAAGGATCAGACTGTACTCTTTTAGTTTCGTATAAATTACTATCAATAAACTTTTGCATTTGGTCGTTTCTTAAACCATCTTCTTTAGCAGCTTTTATTTTTTTGTAATCTAAACCTTTACTAGCGTAAAATAATTTAGAAAACTGCTCCAGTTTGTCATCACCTTCAGGATCAAACATGCTTCTACCACCTATTAGGTCTGACCAATACAAATCATCTGGAATTCTTTGTTTGTCAAAATCTAATTGATCAGGATTTAAAACATAATCACTGAATAGCTCTCTATCTTTTTTTTCTTTTTCTAGTCTTTGTCTTTCATTAAAAGAAAGTCTACGCTTTTGAGGTTGACTCATTTTTGAAAACGACTCCAATGAAACAGGAACCGAGTTTGATGCCCCATCTTGATTCGCTTCTGCAAGGGCATCCTGTTGATCCGCAGAAGCATTGGCCTTTTTTGCCTTTGCTTCGTTAATTTTTTGGAGTAATTTTTCTTGCTCGTTTTCTACTTTAAACGAATCGTATAAAGCGGCTAGACCAGAGTCATATTCTTCCTGAGATCCTTGAAAGTTTTGTTGAAACTCAAGTAACCTCGCTTGTTGTTGGGGATTTAAATCCATTTACTTTATTTATATCTTTTTAACTGTTGTTTTAAAGAGTTTAGCGCGTCTTGGTAATTTCTCTCTACAGTTGCACTATTTCTATTAAATTCTGTATTGGCTAAGTTGTTTTGAGCCATATACTTTTCTTTTGTAAAGTCTTTTATTCTTTGAGTTGCAGAAGCAGAAAATCCTTTGTCAAAATCTGATTGCTCTGTTTCGCCCTTGAAAGAGCTTCTAATAGAATTTGCCACAACCCCCGCGTTGCCTATAGTTATAGGTGTTAAATCACCGGTGCCTCCAAATTGTAGATACACGGCGTTTTGATCTAAGCCACTTAGCGTCTGTTTTAGATTTGCTAATTCTAATTTTTGTTTGTCTTCTAGTTTAGACTCATCATCTCCATATGCGTTAATTTGCTCTTGAAGAGACAACCTAGCGTTAGCGCCACTCATGGCGGTAGTTCTATCTATACTAGCATCGTTAAACCAATTAGTAACCCACTGTGAGTCACTCCAATTTCCAGAAGGCTGACTAACAACGCTTTGAGCGAGAGCAAGTATGTTAGGGTTTATTGCTTTGGTTTGTGTTGGACTTTCATTATATTTGGTTCCTAGGTTTTTAGTCTCAATAACAGGATTAGTGTAATAACCTGACATTCTTTTAGCGTGTTCACCCATCATTTGCTCCACTTGAAGCTTAATATTTGGATCCCATATTTCAGAAGTTCCTTTGCTATTAATAACTGTTCGTGGATTTAATAAAGATATTTTAACTTGTTTTTCTCCTGACCAACGATAGTTATTTTGCTCGTTAGGAGCTTCTTGTTTCACCATGTAATAATAAACTTGATTGCCAAATTCATCTAATTCAGGTCCACCTTTTTCGGTGTAAGCAGGTAATCCTAATTTTCTTATTACAGCGTTAGCTGTTGTTATTCCATTTCTTGAAAGTTCCCAACCATCAGTAACAGCGCCTCCTTGTTGCATAGCGAAATTTTCTACTTCAGAAAGATTAGGTAGCGCTATTGTTTCTTCTATATAAGTGGTTCCGACTGGACTAGTTTTTTCAATCATTCTATTAGCTGTGTCTCCATTTTCTGTAAATCTAGCAGCCAATTTACCATTAACTAATATTTGTGCTTTTTCAGCATTATCAATAAACTTAGTGTTGACGTCTTGTATTTCAGAAAAAAAGCTACCATAGACATATGGATTTCCGTCTGTGTCGTTCATGACATCAGCCATTTCATTCATGCTTATTAGATGCTCATCGCTGAAAGTGTACCCACCACTACCGCTGTCTACTAAAAGATGTTGTTGTTCTTCGTTGACTGGTATGTCGTTAAACTCTATACCTGTTTGTGAATAAGTTTGAGCAAACTCCTCTGCTGTCATTCTTCTAGTTTCATCTTTATCAGTATATGTTCCAAACAATTTATCTTTTTGATCTTCTGTTAGAGTGTTATAATACTGTATAGCGTTTTGGTTTTTAACTTCTTTTCCTTTTACAACGTAATCTAGGTTTAAAGTAGATCCAACTATATTTGTTTGCCAACCAACACTAGCATCATTATCATAAGCGCCTTCTTGAGTGTTAACAAATATTTGAAAATAAGGATCACTATAGTATGGATCTAAACCTCCTAGAGAATCATACTTAGCTGTTAATTTTTTGTATTTATCTATAAGAGCTGTTGGGTTTTCAAATAACTTAGGAGCGTTTTTAGAAAAACTTTGCACCGCTGATATTGTGTTTAAGTCGTTTTGCTCGTCTTCACTTCCAGCGTAATTGTCATTGTATTGAGATAAATTAAATCGCTGCAAAGCCTGGCTGTACTCTGTGAATCTAGTGTCTACATCATCTTGTAAAGACTGGATATTTACAGGGTTTTTAACACCCTGAAGACCTGTTTCTAAATCAGTCTTTAGTTTTGTAGCATCTAATATAGATTTTTTACGTATAGTGTTGTTGTTCTCTGCTCTACGTATTCTTTCTTCTTCTTCTTTTTCTCTTTTTCTAGCTTGTGTTAGACCGTACTGAAGAGCTGTCTGTCCAATAGAACGTAGCATGTCTCTTATATGTTGCCCTGACTGTGTGTCGACTATTTGTGCTGGATTTTCGTATGCTCCCATATTAACCTTGTCCTGATTTAAATCCTGAGTATATATTTGCTAAACTACTCAGTGTTCCTGTTATAGCTCCCGTTTGATCTGCTTGAGCCTGTGCCTCTTGAGCTGCGTACCTATCTGCAAGCCCAGCCACTCTATTTATTTGAGCTGTTTGTCTTTGTTCTTTAGCGTTAAACTCAAAAGATTTTCCAGCAGCATCAGCCTGTTGAACCCTTTGCCCTTCACTTAGATTAATAGTTTGAAGTCTTCTTTGCTCAGCTATTTTTGCTTCATTAATTTTTTGCTCTCCTCCAGCTCTAAGCTGCTCATTTGTTGTTTCTTGCTTTTCTATATCTGCAGCAACCTCTTGCTTAGACCTTAAAGCTGCTTGCGCTAATGCGGTTGCTCCTCCTGCACTAGCTCCAGTAGCTCTTAATGTATCTAGTGTTTGCGCTAAGGCTAGATCAGATTGTTCTATTTGCATTTTAGCGGCATTAGTTGCTACACCTAAACTAGCATATGGATTTGTCATCATGCCACTTAAGTCTGTGGCTAGATTAGATAAATTTTTAGTACTAGCATAGGGATTTATTATATCCTGGCGAGAAGCCTCTAACCTTGCTAACTCTCGCCTTTGAGCTTCAGCTGCTTCAGCTGCTTCTCTAGCTCGCTTTCCAGAGCTGATCGCGCCGTAAATTCCTCCGGCGATACTTAATCCGCCTGATACTAACATGCTCATATTACTTATTTTTTAATTGTAATTGTTTTTTTATTTTTTTAAAACTAACTTCAGGATCTTCAAATGTCTTTGCTAACACTTCGTCTAAAACTTCATCTACATCCGTGCTGTCAGTTCTATGAACAGTAACCCATGTACAATCTTCGTGAACAAAAACTACTCTTTTAGTTCCTGGTTTAGTAACTCCATAAAAAGGAGCTGTAATTTCTTTTATACCATTTTCAGTCAATACTGATACTTTTCCTTTTATAACAAAATAAGGATGTTCTTTTTTGTGTATTGCTGTTGTTAGTATTTGTCCGGCTGGACAATTAATTTCTCTTATATAGCACCCACCTGCAAACGTATGCTTTAGTGGATTTATTTTATTTAGCTCTTTACATTTACCTGGGTTTTCAGGATCTCCTAAGCTACCCATTTCTATTAATTGTTTTTCGAGCTTTATAACTTCATCTCTAAAATATTCTATTTTGTTTATTTCTTCTAGAGTGTAGTTATTTTTTTTTAACTTACTCATTTAATTAAATTTAATATGACGACGCGTCGTAGTTTGTTGATACAGCAAATAATTCAGCAGGTTGATTTCCTGGTGAACCTTTTCCTTGAGAATACATGCTATTATTAACCTGCATTACAACTGTAAGATAAAAGCCTTTTAAGCCTGTCATGGATTCACCATTTAAAATTTCACCTGGTTTTGGCTTGCTAGCATTGAATATATTAGCAAAGTACTTATCTTCTTTTTTCTTAAAGCTATTTACAAACAAAGAATTTTCCATGTCTAATAAATTAGTTACTTGAACAAAAGGAGCTATATAAGTACCTGTATCGCCGCTGTAAGTGCTAACTGCAGAAGATGTACCAACTGTTCCTTCTATATTAGACAGTGTTCTTATGTCGTTAGCTTGTTGTGGCCCATTTAATACTATACCGTTTGAATCAAGGCTAGTTATATTAGACTGCCAGTTAGGTGAACCTTCATAGTTTATGGTTTTAAAGTTTTTAGACAAAGAAGGCTTAGCGTTAAAAACAAAAGTAACAGTGGATGGTTGGGTATACCCGTAAAAAGTAGAGTAATTAGCAGCAGGGCTATAGTGTTCCCATAGCACAGCGTCTTTAGTAGAGTAGAAATTATCTCTTAAACTACCCATTAAATTTGGTATATAACTAAACCTACTAGTCCAACCCAACACAGTTTCATCAAAGCCTAAAGTGCTAGGGCCTACGTTAGTTGGGGGTTGCATAGATATTGTATACTGTTTTGTATGCATATCCCAACCGCCAATTATTTTTCCATCATTTCCTACGTTTGCTAAATTATCTCTAAAATAATCAAACATGCCGTAGTTAGATATTTCAGTTATACCGTCTTGTGATAACCTCAATATAGCGCTTCTTGTTCTATCTGCAAAGTATTTTCTATATCCATAGACCGCAAAAGATTCCGGATTAGTACTTATACCATAGTTTCCAGCGTATGGTACTATTTGACCTATTACCATTTCTCCAGACGTAGTAAGCTGTCCACCCTCAGCCGTGTATATAGCATCTTTATCTATCAAAGCTCTATTAACTTTATTTTCTTGAAACACTATTAAATTAGTGTCTTCTGAGTAAAGCTTTTGTATAGTACCATTTCTAGGATCTACAGCTCTTGTTATATCTTGACCAGTTGGAAATTGATTTGTTTCATTCACCCCAGTATTAGAATTAAATATACCTGAGTATATTATTGAATTAGATCTGTGGTTTTGAGTTGTATCTTCTTCTACAATATAAGCTTTTACTCCTAGGTCTACATTTGTATTGTTGTAACCTCCTCTTATTCTAGACTCTTCAGCATACCAATCACTTTCTGGTGAGCTAGCGTACGCATTTGGTATATTTTTAAAATCTTCTATAGGTCCAAAATCTATTTGCTCTAAAGCCTCCGCATCAATTGCTTTTGTTAGCGTAATTGTTGGAGGACTTGAAACCATATCAACCGACTCAACATATGTAAAATCAGGTATTGTTTGTTGAAGCGTTGGATTTTTTACTCTTTGACCTACACCTATTAAATTATTCGGCGCCACTAAAGGTATAACAGTAGAGTCTGTTTGAGCACTTAGCACCTGAGCTTTTGTGTCTCTAACATCCATTATAGTGTCCATCTTCTTTATCCAAAAAGAGTTAAAATATTTTAATTCAATAGTAGCTGACATACTTTATTATCACTTGTTTTTATTTATTTTAACTAAGAGCTCACGGTATAGTGAGTAAATAGCTGGTTAACTCTACCTGGTTGTGCTTTTGTTTGTGTTTCAGGATCATCAACACCACCAAATCCTTGAAGATATATCTTTCTATAACCTTGCTCGTTAGGAACTATTTTACCATACTGATCTAGCTTTATTATCATTTTATATCCTCCATAACCCTTGTATCTTCTAAAAGGATCTGCTGGTGGTTGGCCTGCTACACCAACGGTTGGGAATGGAGCACCGTCTTCTGGAGCGTTAGATGGACCATAGTTTTGACTGTTATAAACGGGGCTTCCTGCGTCACTATTTGCTAAACCATTATTAAAGGGGAAGGTTTGAAAAGAATCGGTTGAGCTATAGTATAATCCTCGATAGCCAACCCCAGTTCCTTCTCCACCACTTACTAATATATATCTTTCTGGTCTATCTGGAACGTATGGCTGAGTTAAATTAATATCTGTGTAGAAAGAACTAACAACGTCTGGAAATGCCGAGTTGCCATATATCAAGCCTGAGCCGTATTGATTTCCTACAACTAAATTACCAGGAGGATCTGGATATGTTCCGCTTTCAGACATTGCAGAACTAGCATTGCTTATACCTCCAGGATATTGATCTGTTAAAAACCAAAGCTTTTCACCATTAGCAAAACTAAAATCACTAGCTATTGTTAAACTAGTTTTAGTGTCAGTATCTTGCGTGGTTACAGAGGTAACGTAAGTTTTAGGCAGGGCGTTTCCACGGAAGTCTTGCATAATAAACACAACTGGATCTGGTTGGTCTGGCGCGCAAGTAGCTCCTGGTGCAAAAATTCCCGGTTTATTAGTACCGCCTTGAACGTTAATTGTCATGGTGTTGTTATCTTCGTCTACACTGGTTATGTTTCCGGAATAAGTAGTTGTATCTGTAGGACAAGCACTGACTCCATTATAAGACAAGCCTTCATATTGAACACGGCATGGAGCTATAGGAATTCTACCAACTGACAAGCTTGGATCGTAATTAACTACAAGTGTATTAGTCGTAGAATCCCACGTAAAGTTTTCTTGAGCAGTTGACATTGAAACAGTAGGTGTAGTTGAAAATGACTCTTCAGTAAATATACCTTGTCCTGCTGATATTAACGGTCTAAGATCATCTAGCACTATATTTAAACTACTTTGTGAGTCTAAGTTAGAAGACCAATTGTCTTCTACGTCATCATTATATAAAGCTCCGTTTGTAGCAGATATACCTAGGTTTTCCCACTTAAAACCAAAACCACCTGGATCTGATTGCTCACCTGTTAATCCGTTTCCAAGAAACTCTATTGTTTTAGCTTCATTGCTAACGCCTGGTATAGCTGTTAATCCAGTGTAATATGCACCTGCTGGTCTAGCTAATGGCTCAGCTCCTTCTGGGCCGTTTGGATATGTAAAGTTACCATCCATAAAACGAACCCATGCTCTTCCATTTCCACAACCAGAGTAGGTTCCACCAGCATGGTAATAGGTAAATATTATATAATATTCACCTGGTCTTTCCGTGCAATCTATAGAAAATGCAGATGAAGCCTCAGCTTGATAAGCCGCTGAGAATGATCCATCAACTCTTTGAATTCGCTGCCAAGATGAAGCTGATATACCATTTTGACCAGCACCAAATGGAGAACTTGTAGTGTAATTTAAAGTTGCATCTTTATTGCTGTGGTTTACTTTTTGCCATTCATTTGGATTTGGTATTTGATCAGATAGCTCTCTATGAAAAATATGAAATCTCATTCTACCGCCACTTATACCTTGCCCAAATTGAGAATAAGCCGGTTGTGGTTGCCCAGAACATTGGACATCATATCTATAACACTCCATGGGATTTGTCATAGTCATCATTTTAAACCTCATGACACCCTGAGTACAACCCGCATCAGTAAAGTTTTGACAACATCTAGCCGGTGGCTCACATATATTAGTAGCTTGAGGATCAGCTCCAGCAATTGCATCTAAATGAATCAACATAAACGGTGATGGCTTTGCGCTAGGATTTGTAGTGCTAGTAGGATTTCCATTTGCATCAACAGAAGGAAGACCCAGCGATGCTAAAGTATTTCCAGTATCTGTATCTGCATTTTCATATAACCAACCACCTACTGTTGGATCAAATACACCACCTGGCCCAACTGGAGGCAATAAAGGCGGAGTGTAGGGATTAGGTTGTATATTACCCATATTTAATATATCTGTTCTTCCTGTGTAAACAGCACCATATACAAAACTACCAGGATACCCATTTGATTGATTTGGATAATTTCTAAATGCTTCTATACACCCAGTGGTAGGGTCTTGATAATAACCAATAGGATCTTCAATAAAAGGATCAAAAGAATAACCGGCTCTAAATCCATTACCGCTTAAAGCAATGTCAGAAAATAAATCTATACCTCCCTCTATTCCATTACCACTTGTTTGCAGGCAGGCTGGTAGTGGCTGAGCTCCTACGTTTATATCTAAATTAGAACCAACTTGATCACATGTGTCTAGCTTGCTGTCAAAATCACCAGCATCTAAAGTACCAGTAGGTTGATTTAAAACAAAATTATAAGCATCTATTAATCTTATCGTTAGATTATAAACTGCTTGTGGTGGTGGTTCGTCTAATCCTGGGTTTATAGATATTATAGCGGTGTTCTCTGAGTTTTCTAATATAAAATAAGGTTCACCGCTAGATGGTTCTATAGGTTGATTGCTGGGGTTTATTTCCCAGTATAAATCTGAATTTGACTCTACAAAAGAACCATTATTACCTGTTAAGGTAACTAAAGGATTTGGATTAGTAGCTACTGTGTTAACAGAGTATGAAGCACACGTGGGATCTATTTCAGGATCTACGTTTCTTAATCTTCCACTAAAAGCATATGGATTTATACTTCCTTCGTACGATACATCTAAGGTGAAAGTGTAATTTTCTACTACATCAGCGTCGTTATTAAAAACAAAATTATCATCCGCTATAGCTATTCTCATTTGCCCAGCAACAGCGTTGTAGTCTTCAAATAATTCAAATTTTTGACCTATTTCTTGACCGTTACCATTTGTAACAGAGAAAGATGATATACTTATCGTGGACTGCTGAGTTCCATTGTTATCTACAGCAAAGAAAGCGTCTGTAACCCATTTTGAATCTTCAGCGCCTGTAACTACACTGGTTCCGCTTCTATCTTGATTTTCATAATGAGTATAATTTATAGCGCTAAACCCAACAATACCATCAAAGCCTTGTAATACATCATCATTTAAATCTGAGATTAAACCGCTAGAAGCAGTTTCCCAAAAAACCTCTAAAGAAGATTCAACTGGTTGTGTCTCGTATATAGCTAAAAATGGTACCATAGTATTACCATCAACGCCTATAGGATTAACTGTAGATATTCTACCTATTAAAGGATTTGTTTCTAAATTATATAAATTCAAAGAAGCAGTTCCTCTAGTGTTATCAAGTGTAGTAGGTAAAAAACCTAGGTTTCTTGCGTCTGCTATGGTGCTTACAACGTCTGCTTTTCTAGTAGGATAGTATTGTCTATTTTCTTCTAAGAAAAATTTCCAAGACATACCCGTACTGCTACTGCCTCCAGACTCAGCAAGTATTAATTGTTTTGGTTTAAAATATATTCTACCTTCATCTTGAGGATATGTAAACTGATATTGTCTATTGCTAAACATATCAACAGTTGTGTTGAATGTCACGGTCATAACGCCTTGAACCTCAGTAACATTACTTACTGTAACAATGGTGGTTTGATCTTGAGCTGGCGTTAGGCCAGTGCCTAGGTCTAATACGCTTATTACTCCAGCGCCAGCTTCGTTAAAATAAGTTTGAAGAGTTCCATTGGGAGCATCAAGATCTACGGCATTGACATTGGCATAGTTTTGATCAACAGTATCTATAAGTGTTTCTGCATAATCTGTATCTATTTCTGTTATTACAGTGCTTCTAATCCAGTCATCTGGATATGTTGTACCTGTAGCACCAGCGCCTTGAGTTCCAACTCCCTCTACTCCATCTCCTACTCTTAATCTTTGAATACATGCAGGTAGATTAGGATCTGTTTTGTCATATGATATATAGTCTGCTATTGCCTGAGCAGCAAAACCAACATAACCTGTTTCTTCTGATAGCTCACATACTGATTCAAAATTTTCTACTCTTCCATATATTTCTACACTACTTCTATATTGTTTTTGATCAGGACCTACTTCAGATAAATCTCTTGGTATTTTGTTTATATTGTCATTGATCAACACTGTGTGTGCTGTTGATCCTCTTTCACCAACAGGGAAATCTGTAGTATTGACACCGTGTTGTATATTAGGAAGCACAACTGTCCCGGTGTTTTCGTCATCTACAGTGTATGTTACTGTTTGACCATCTGTTTGATCTAAAGGATAGCCTCTTAATATACCCGGTAAATAAGCGTTATAATAATCCTGCTCTTGCTGTCTTACGACTATTTTATAAGAATACCAACCCTCAGGATTTCTTGTGTAAGCAAATTTAATATCTTCTGTACCAGCTGGTAAATTTAAATAATCAAAAATATACGAATCAGCTATGGGCTCTTCTGTTCTAACTTTATACTCATTTGAACCAAGACTTGAAACGCTTGTAATAACTGTATAGTCACAATACTTACCTCTTAAATATTCTCCAATTTGTGGTATGGTGTTTGTTATACCAGCGGTAGTGTTTATTGTAAAAGTATATTCGTAAGGTCCGCCTTGAGGATTTGAAAGCGTACTAGCTGTTATAGCAAAGCCGTCGCTAATTTGCTCGGCGTATAGTCCAGGAGTTCCTACTGGAATATTTCTTTTAGAAGTTATTTGGTTTTGAAAAAGCATTCTTATAGCTTTACCAAAATAACATTTTACATCTACCTTGTTTATCTCTGTTGTATATGGAGCAAATATTGTGGAGCCCTTTAAGCCTTGCGCGTCTCCGCTAGAATCCAAAGAAGAAAGTATTACTGAAGATTGTCTATTATACTTGTCAGCTAAAACTACACCTACTTGGTAATTTCTATTTTCTTTAACAGTGTGATTAGGATATTCTACAAAATTATCAAAATTATCTCCCTTCTCTTGATACGTTAATCTATAGTTAATACTAGATGGCGGTGTCCAGTTTGCAAAAAAGTTTCCATACATTACTCTATTACCAGAAACTTCTTGAGCTAAGGCTCTAACAGGTACTCTATCGTACACTCTTGTTGTTTGAGATTCAGCTAGAGATCTATAAGGTTTTTGAGACTGATAAATATATTCATAGTAATTTTCATCACCCGATGAAGATGCTACTTCTTGAACAGTTACAGTATCTAAAACTTTAACTACAGTAGATTCACTTTCTTTATACAGTAAATCTATTTTAGAAACTTTATATTTTTTTTCTAAACTTGTAGCTCTACTAGGTAGTCTTAATATTAACTTGACCTGGTTTACATTGTTTTCGAACCATCTTATTATTGTGCTTCTAAAAGCATCTTTCTCATCGCCATCAATAAAATAACCTTTTTGTTGAGGTATAAAAGCTATTTGACTAAAAGGAGCAAAAGCTGAATACTCGTCGTCTTCATATTTAAACCTAAAACTAAATCTAACGTATCTTGATTCTAAATAATCGGGGTCACCAGGCCAATTAGGATCCTCGCTTTCGTTGCTCATAGTTGATCCTAATAACCTAACGTCAGTATCAGCGGTTAAGGTTACAGGTTTGTTTAATTCACATGTATAATAATCCTCTCCTGCAGATGTAGTTGCAGATTTTATATAAACAAAATCACAGCTATCTATACCACCTCCTATTAGAGTCATATCTGTTATTGAAAAAGATTCTTTTTTATTTGTAGATTCAGAAAAATTTAATTCAACAGTTGTACCATCTGTTACATCTGATTTCACCTTTAATCTTGTTTGGTGAATTAATGATGGCGCGTATATTGGAGCAAATTTAGCTACTGATATTTGCCACTCTTGATTGTAGTGAAATCTATCTGCTTCGGCTAAATCTATGTTTATTTTTCTAGGTTGATTTCTATTGTCTGTCCAAAATAATTGATTCTCTATTAAGTTTACAGAGTGTATTAAAAAGTTTTTTCCTTGAGAAAAATTTAAAAAGCTACCTTGAACTAAAATTTGCTCACTTATATTTCCATTAAAATTGACAACAGTGATAGCGCATAAAGAAGTATCAGGCGCTTTAGTTAATTCATTAGGTTGAGGATCTAAGTAGTTTGTGTAAAATTGAAATATTCTATTACCCGTGTCATCAAAAAATTGACCTATACACTCTCCAAACCTAGAACCTAATCCTAGTAATCTAGAATTACCTCTAATGTTTTCTAAAGCGCCTACGTCATCTGCTTCTGATCTTCCAACCGATATATTCATAGCGTCTCTATACTCGCCATTAGGGATTAATCTATCGTCTAGATCCCTATTCATTTTTGACTTTAAGAAACTATTTTTAATTTCTGCCATTAAATTTTAATGTTTTATCCATTTAGACTTTCCTCTCATTACTTGAACAAACTCATCAAGCTTAATATTAGATAGTCTTATTTTAGCATTTCTAAGTTTAGCGCTTTTCTCTCTCTTATATCTATTGACTATGTATTCTTGTACGTTTGATCTACTAGCTAGAACACCGTAATTTATGTAAGCATACATAGCGTCTTCAGCCATTTTTGGAACTTTAGTATCCAAGTCGTACGCTAAACCGTCTGATATGTATTCTAATATAATTAACTTTTCGCACAAGTCGCTGCTAAAAGAAATTTTACCTTCTCTTTCGTTTATATTATACCAGCCATTTATTTGAGTTGTTTCTGGTTTTAAACCGTATCTTTTACCGTAAAAACCTCCCCAACCCCAGTCGTAGCCATACCAACCAAATTCACTAACGTCTTCGTAGTTTCTAAAAACACCTGTTATTTTTTTATCATTAGCGCTTTTCCATCTTTCTTCGGTAAGAGAATCTCCTTGTAAGTTCTCTCCAAAGTTATCCTGATTAGGAACTCCGTCTTGACTTTGCAGTGGAATAGTATAAGGATTTGAAGTTAAGTTATTTACTGGATATATAATATGTTGTACACCTAAGCTATCTATCCAAGAGCATCTAACATGATTAACATAATCCTGAGGTAGTATAACACTCAAGCTAGGTGGTATATTTAGTTCTTGAGATTTAATGCTTTTAAGTGTATCATAGCTAAATTCTTGTAAAGCTCTTTTAGCATGAAATATAACGTCTGTTCTTTTAACATCTGGTATTAATTTACCCTCTCCAACGTATGCAACTAAAAAATTATTTATAATATCGCTTAGTTTAATATAAGAATATCCTCCAAAGTTTTGTTGCTTTTGTGGAGTATTAAGTTTTATTTTGTATATATCTCCAAAATTAAATTCTTCAGAATCTAAAATTAAAATATTTTTACTAAGATAACCTTGAAAAACATTCCCCACTGAACCAATTTCAGGAAAACCATTTTGAACTGTATATTCTACGTAGTTCTCAACATTAGAAATATTATTAGGCGATACGTTTTTAAATATTTTAAAATTGTTTCTATTAAAATTTGCATCTGTAAGATCGTTTGTATAATAAATTAACTCTGTATCAAAACCTAACTCTATCGCATTGCCATATGTTTGATCGCCATTACTGTTAACAACAGGATCTACAATTAAAACAGTTTGTTCTCCGCTGTAATATATCTCATTAGTTTCCGTAATTAAGCCTCCACTTGGTTGAGGTGGGGTGTATGGTTGAACAACAATCTCTGGCATATCTTATTAGCTTTTTTCGTTTTGTTCGTCGCGAGCTATTTGTTGTGCTGCGACTTGAATTATTTGAGGATCTTTTATTACCACACCAGCGTATAAAAGTATTTTTAATATTAAATCTGTTTGTTCTGTTTCATGCAATTCAAAGCTAACAGAGGTGCTAGGCTCATATACGTATTGATAACTAGATCTAACCTGAGCTGTAAAGTTCCATCTTGGATCTAAGGGTTTTCTTAAAAATGTACAAGATATATCACTAGTTATAGACTGAGGATATACGAACAACTGATAATCCTTGTATTTGTACACAGGATATTCTTTAGTTGGTTTTGTTAATGGAGATAGGTTTAATTCTAATAATTCATTAGGTTGAACATATTGAACTTCTTTTTCGTCTTTATATATTACAGTACCTAGTTTATAAACTACAAAATCACTAACTCTTACAACTAATCTTCTACCTGTAGGCGGTGTATTTAAAAGCGTTATTACGTTATTAGATAAAGTCCACTCTGTAAACTCAGCTAGCTCTACTAGAAAATTAGCAGAATTAGCTAGAAAAACAGATACTTGTCCAGCTTCTACCTCAGAGGCGTTTAAAGATAAAGGGTATATTCTTGAACTAGTAGTGGTAAGTGTTTGTGTTAAAGATGTCGAAGAGTTTGTTGGTAAACTAAAATAGGGTTTTGGTGGATTATTTACATTAGATAAATCTGTATCATTGCCTAATCCAGAAACATACGAACAGTCACCTTCTTCTTGAAATGGAGATATTTTTTCTCTTAAATTTTTAAGTCTATCGCCGTATTCACTATTATTGTCTGGCACTCTATACTGTTGATTTGTTTCTTCAAAATAACTTTCAAATATCTCTAGCTGAGATTGTGTTGCTATTTTGTTAAACTCATCGGGCGTTAAATAACCTCTTTGTTCTTTATTCAGTATAAGTAAAACGGTTCTATAAACTTCGTTTACATTTATTGCCATATTGTTATATATTTTAACATAGAGCTCACTATTAAGCGAGCCCTATATTAATATTACATGTTTTTATATTTTTTTCTCTATTGATTTATAAACCTCCATGCCTTCATCTGTTTTGAAAAAAGATGCTAATGCGCTATAAGGATGCTCGTCAAAAGGAACTGTCATTATTTTTTTTCCATTTGTAGCCCACTTAAAAGTTTTTTGATCAGCAGATAATTTTAGTATTGACTTCTCTACAGCCTGTATACCAAAGTTTCTTAATTGTATGTTTTCATCTTGAGCAAGAGCTATAAAAGTCTTGGGTTGGTGTTTTGCAAAAAGTAAAATATCTCTTTTTATTTGCTTAGAATCCATAGATCCAACATTACTCCCCATTTCAACTCTTAATATAGCTTCTTGATGATCAACATCAATTTGATTAGCTAAATTTAAAGCAGCTAATTGTATTTCTAACTCTGTTAATTCATCTTTAGCTTCAACCACAGGATCAAATTCTTTATAAATCCTGTCTTTAAAAGGATGGTAATTTGATAGTAATATTTGTAGAGCTTGGTTTTGTTTTGGAACCGACAAGGTTCCGTTTTTAAAAACAATATGAGACAAAGTAAATGGTCCTACTTGTTCATCTACAAATATTGATGGTTGATTTGTAGCATACCTAAGTTCTCTTTGATAACCTTTTTCTTTATCAAAAAAAGTCATCGGGTATCTTGTTGTATGCTTGCTTGGAATAGTTCTAGTTAAGGGATTTTTATTCCCGCTGAGTATATATACTCTGTCTTTTATTTGCCAGTTTTCTGGCTTAGTTATTTTCTGTGTTTTCATAATATAATATAATTAAATAAATTAAAGGTATATGGGCGCCGAAGCGCCCTTACCTTATACTAAACTTATGCTACTGATTTAAAGATAACAAAGTTGTTTGCAGCTTGAGTTACTAAACATCTTTCTGACAAGAAGTGAACTTTCATAACATCATCGCCAGTAGTGTAAGCACCACCAACAGATCCAGTTATCCAAGTTTTCATTCTTCTATCGTCAGCTTCAGATGCTCTATAACGAACATGCAAGAATGGACGTCTAATGTTTGCGCCAAGCATTTGGTCGTAAACAGTAGAAGTTCCAGCTGGTACCATAACTCCATCAACAGTTTGATTCAATGCACCTGTTGTAGCGTCATTTAAGTATTTCCAGTCAGTTTTGTAGAAATCATAAGATCCACGTCTGAAACCAGAAAAACCTAAATTAAGTGCCATTTCTTCAGAATTTTCAAATACACCATAAGATGTACCTCCAGCTCCGTAAGAATTTTGCTGAGCTAGCATGTCATCAAAACTAAGAGCTGTAGCTCTGTTTAAGAATAACATGTTCTCTTCAATAGCACCTTGCTTGTCAAGGTTTTGTAAAATTAAATCAAAATCTTGTAATGAAGATCTTGGGTTAGCAGCCCCGTCTACTCCTGAGGCAAAGTTGTCATAGATATTTCCTCTACTTTCAATAGCAGCAAATAAACCTTCAGTACCTTTTACTTTTACAGTAGAGTTTAGAAGATCTTCACCTATCGCGGCAGATCCGGCAGCAGCTTTCTCACCTTCAACACACACCATTTCTAGGTAGTCTTGAAAACGTAATCTAGTTTCGCCTTCGGCTTTTAAATACCACAAGTAACCTGATGTACCATCTTCGACTGCAACTTCAACCCAACCGATCTGAGCAGTGTCAGAACCGTTGATTTCATATTTGTCTTTAATAATTACAGGTGAATTGTGATATTGAGTAAAGCTAGGTTCAATTGAGCCTTCCATGCCAGCTGTTCCTTTAGCAAACTCAGAACCATATACAAATACGTCGATTTGTCCAGCTCCGTTTAAAGTTTGCAAATCAGCTAAGTCATATGAAAAAGCGTCAATCTTCCAAGCTCCACCTCCATCAGCAACAGGATCAGCCTTAACATAACACTTTGTGCTTAATAAGCTTGTGTTGTTTGTTACGACTATTGTTTGTCCTTTTCTAATAGAAGGAATTATAGCGTTTCCTGCAGAATCCTGACCAGCTAAGCCACTAATTTCATTAGTGCCTCCTGCATTAGGAATTGTAGCTCCAGTAAAAGCTATGTGTAATCTATTTTGCTCTGACCAAATTACTTGATCAGAAGTCATTGGCATTTCAGCTCCTACCATTCTTAAGAAACCTCCGATCGTACGATTTCCGTAACGCTCTACTTCAGCTTCATAAATTTCAGGTAGATACTGTTGTGCAAAGTTATTTACCGGATCTCCGCCAGCGGCGTCTCCAGTAAAGTTTAAATACGATGTACTCGTTAGCATTTTCTTAGGTGTCGGCACTAAAGAAAATTGGCCTAACGGGTCATTAGCATCAAAATATCCCATTTTGTTTTATTTTTTTATTGGTTAAATTTCTTTTTAATTCTTAATTTAGAACTATCCATGCCAGTAATAGCTTTAACTTTTAACCCGCCTAAAGTTACTTGTGTTGGTCTATCAGCGGTTGAAGGATTTTTAGATTGCTCTACAACATTCCTTACTGCGTCTGATTTACCTTGTTCGTAAAAGTGAGTTATTATATTATCGATATTTTCTGCGGCATATAGAGCTTTGTGATAACCTCTTGTATCCTTAACGTTACCTTCGCTGTCTAAGAACTTCCCGACAAAGTTGTTTAGATTAGATTGTTTATCACTAACAGCGTCTTTATTTGTTACATTATACCTATAGTTTTTTTCTCCAACTTTAAAATCAAAACCTTTGAAATCATTGTTGAAAAGACTTTTAGTATCTGCTTTAAATTTTTCGTGCTGCTTTTCTATTTTGGATTTATCCTCATTATATCTATTGAAAAAGTCCATAGCTTTCTGTTGCTCTTGACTTACGCCTGGTCTCAACTTGATCTCATCGTAATATTTGTCTTTTAAGCCTTCTAAAAAGTTTTGAGCTTTTGCAATTTCTTCTTTTTGAGCAAGTTTTTTTCTTTTGATGTCTCGCTCGTCATCACTATCTTCGTCTACAGCAAAATTCTCCTCCATTAAGAAGTTTATTTCTTCGTTATTTAAGTGAGGTTTTGATTGCTTATAGTATTCTTTTAATAAAGTATCACCATCAACATTAGAATAATCAGCGTTAAGTCTAACATAGTCTTGAACTGTACCTCCCGTTTGTTTCATAAAATCTACTAATTTTTCTACATTTTCAGGTAGTTCTATTTCTATTTTTTTAGTTTCGATTTTATTCTCTAAAACAGGATCTTTGTTTATTTCGTCTTCAGTTATTTCTTTTATTGGTGAATCTAATTCTTCTTCGGTGGACCGTACTTCTTCAGCCACTTCTTTGCTGTCTGTTGTGTCTTCTTGCTTTTCGACAACAACATCGCCCACATTTGTCTCTTGTGTTTGAACGGCATTTTTTTCTTCTTCTTTTGTTTCTGGTTTTTTTGATAAGTCGACTTTTATAACGTCGTCTTCTTTTTTACCTAAACCTTCTTTAGGTATTGTAATTTTAGCATCTGCCATAATAAAATATTATAAAATTAATAAAAATTAAACTGTAGGTAGGTTTTCTAAACCAATACCTAGTCCTTGACTTTGTTGTTCAAAGTCGGTTGGTAATAAATCATTTTTTCTTTGATTTATCATCGTACTTTGTTGGGTTGCTTGAAGCTTAGTTCTTTTGTCTTTTCTATCTTCAATATACTCTTCTTTAGTTTTAGCCTGTTGTAATTCAACCTGAGCTAATTTTAAATCATAGTTAAATTGCTCACCCATTAGCATGGTTTTTATTTGAGCTTCTGTTTGCATTCTTTGTATCTCCATTTGAGATCTAGCCTGCTCAAAATTAACTTTTTCTTGAGTTAGTGCTTGTTGTTTTTGAACTTCATTCATAGCCGCCTGCTCTGCCTGCTGCGCGTTGGCTTGAGCCTGGGCTTGTATGTTTTGTTGAGCTAATCTTTCTTGTCTTTGTTGCTTTTCTTTTCTTTTAAGCTTAAGCATTTGATTAGCTAGTTTAAGATTATGTATTTGTCTTAAATCTATAGCATCTTCTAAGTCTATGCCTCCAGACTTTAAAGCTATCTGTATATTCTGCTCTAGTTGTTGTTGTTCTTCTTCCTCTGGTTCTAATTGTAGATATATTCCAAAATCGTGAATATTTCTAGTTTCTAATTCTTTTAAAGTTTCAACATTAAACTTACTTATAGATGAAGTTAAAGTGTTCTTTAGTAAGGGAAAATTAAGAGAATCAGCTATTCTTAAAGATATGTTTTCGCAAACTCTTAATGTTAAATACAAGCTAGATTGTAAAATATGCTTTGTAGCTATGTTAGAAGCATTTGCTGCTAACTTTTGTAGACCTACTAGCGTATCTCTATCCGGTAAACTACCATCTCTGGCTTCATTTAAACCCGTCACATCACGTATCATTTGAAGATAGTAATTGTATGTTTGAATAAGACTTGCTATTTTTGCTTGCCCACTAGAAGATGTTAATTCTTGAATAGGTACTTTTCCTCTATTAATATCACCATCTTGGGTTAAAGATCTACCTACAATGGAGCCAGTTTGAAAAAACATATTTAAGGCCTCAGCCGCATTATAGTTTGTTCCATTACCGAGATCAACCTCTGCTAATCCATCTATGTCTACAAATACACCATCTGGAACTATTCTAGACATTACCTGCTGCAGCTTTAAGTGAGTTAATTGTATCATATCAGCGAATCCAACACACTTGCTGACAACAGATTCTATTCTGCCCTTATACATTCTTGGTGCTACAATAGCGTAATTCATTTCAACTTTACTAGTGTCTGAGTATGGCCTTGTCATGTTTTCAGCCAGTCTCCATTCTAGTAGTTCATCTATACCTAAAACCTTACAACCACTATATAAAACTTCTATACTTCTTGATACTCTTTCATAATCATCCGCCGCAGGAGGATTAAAAGTGTCTGGTTTTTCTAAAGCTTTTTCTAAACCTGACCCTGTTTTCTTTATTTTAAAAACCTGATTATTATAAGTTTTGTATTCAAAATATAAAACCTGAACTGTATTTTCGTCATAGTTGTTCCAGCCTGTTACAAACTGTCTGTTTCCAGGCATATCCTGTATTCTTTTTAAAAGATCATTTGATATGTCAGGAAACTCTTTTTTTAATTCTGGTATTGTAACTGATTTAACTTCACCAACATAATATATATCTTCAAAATTTGGATCATCAGTGTAAGAGTATACCAAGTTAGCAGGATCAACATAGTCTATTGTAATACCATTTGCTCTATTCCAGTGTGTTTTAACAGAACCTATACCTAAAACCGTTAGATCCATGTTTAATCTTCTTCTAGTTAAATTATACTTGTTAAAAGCAAGTGTATTATTTATAGCTTCTTCTTCAGCTATTTCTACAGCTTGCTTATAATCTAACTGCATGTGAAGAGATAACTCGTCTTCGTTTGCAGGAAGAGTTTCAGGATCGTGCTTTAAAACGTTTATACCCATTGCTTCGGAAACAGCAAGAGCCTCGTTTTTAATGGTCATGTCTCTTAGTATACTTTGAGCGTAATCTGTTCTTTCTTTTTGAGAATCAGGATCTTGAGAGTAGGCTGTTATCTCGTATTTTTTTTGAGACATGCCGTTTACGACTATGTCTACAAACTTAGACAATATAGGCACTGGCTTCCAATCAATATTTAAATAACTTAAATCACCATTAATAGATAATTCGTCTTTATATTTTTGTACACTTTGCTCCCCTCTAGCATATAATCTTAGTTGATGATAATGATTCCAACTCACTGCAAATCTGTTACCAGCTCTACCTTGTTGAAACCACTCCTGTTCAATAGCTCTACCTACTTTTATTCCGTAGTCTAAGCTTGACTTTTCTTCATCGCTAACTACTTGGCTAGGAAAGGAACTATTAGGATTTGTGTATATATTCATTTACTTAATTATTTTAGAAACTGAACCTTTATTGTTGTATTTTTTAAAACCCAGCTTTACTGGTTTTCTTATTATTTCGTTTACAGGGTAATATCTATTTTTATTACAAGCCATGATTGCCAAGCCAGAACTTATAGACGCATCGTGTTTTGTCCTGTTATTAATGTTAAATTTAGCCCAGTCTTCTAGGGTTTTGTCAAAATACATATCTCCATATTCTTCAGCCATATAACCAACATATGTTTCTATATAAGATTCTATAGCTGCCGCGTGAGCTTGCTTCATGTCTTCACTGGAGTTTGGCACTCCACCTATTTCTCTTTCTGTTACAGATAATTTATTATAAACTTTATCAGGTCTATTCATTGAAAAGCCTCTATAACCTCTTCGCTTAAAATGATATAATAATCTTGGTTTGTTATTTTCTGCCAATATAGGCATGCCATAAAACACACAAGCCATGAGTACATCTTCAAAAAATATTTCAGCTGTTTGAGGTCTAGCTATATACTCTAAAAAGAAATGATTAGGTGGAACGTTCTCCATGCTAAACTTAGTCAAACCATGAAGAGCTCCATTTGAACCTCTTTTATCTACAGTGCCAGATATGTCATAGCTATCACATCCAAATGCCCCACAGTGTTCATTTCCAGCGTATTTTATACCGTTTTTAATTAAAATTTTGTTTTGCAAATAAGCTGGAGGTATCCAGGATATATTAAACCTGCCGTTGTTGTTGGGAACAAATATAACTCTAGTATCTTTTATACCGTCCTCCCACTGAAAAGAACCTTTTGTTATTATTGAGGAGTTTCTTAAATCTTGGTTGTAATCTATTTGTTCGTATATCTTAGTAAGATTAAATAAAGATTCTTTCGCTTCGTCTCTAAAAGCGTGTTGCTCGGTTCTTGGAAATTGTCTGTAATACTCATTTAAACCGTCTTGATCTCCTTTTAGTCCTTCTACTTCATTTTGCCAGTAGTCTATTACGCCTTTAAATATCTTTTGGCCATGCGGATCTTCAACTGGTTCTTGTGGTGTGTCGAAGACAGGTAAGCCATAAGAGTCAATGTATCCTTCGTAATTCCACTCCATAGGAATAAACAAAGAATATAATCCTGAACTAGTCTGTCCGTTGGCGTTTCTTTTTGTAACATCTGAGTCATAATAGAGTTTCTTAAAATTTTCGCCACCTTTGTCTAGTGAGTTACTTGTTGAACCCATCATACACTTGCCTATTACTCTACTACCTAATCTTAACGTTGTTTTCGTAACACGCCAGTTGTTAAGGATGTTCGTCGGGCGTTCCCATTTACCGCTTTCGTCGTGGACGAGTAGTTTGAGTTTCTCACCGTCGTACGAGTTGTCACCGGTATTCTTCCAGTCGATCGTTGTATCGAGGCCGTCGAGCTCACGTAGCGTCTCGTTGGTCTCGAGCTTCTTACGGGTGAATTTACTGGCTGGTACACGATAGGCAAGCTCTGTCTTTGGCCTGTCCATACCGTCCTGTATTGGTTTAAAAAAGAAGGGGTAATTAACCGATATCGGTACCACCTTGTCCGTAAACATCTTCTTCGCATCAGGTCCACTCTTTGATAAAATGCCAAATCTAGAGTCGCTTGATATGGTTGCCATATTAACGCACTCCCCGGACGCCATAAATGAGAATCCAGATCGTCTATTTTTAAGGTAGCACATTCCATATGACCT